GGCTTAGTAAAGTACTTAAAGGCTTGTTGTGTTTTAACTCAACAGTCAATCTGTGGATATAAAGTTGATAACTTTAGTCCCAGAGTAAGTACCACTTCGACAGGATTGCCTCGACTTCTTCCTGTAATGGTAAGAAGATTGATAAGATCGGGATCCTTATTTTACATAAGATGGTCCCTATCAGTTTTCTCCTTATTCCGTGTAATGCGGTATGAGGGAAAAATTTCAACTTCGACTATTACGAATCCTTTTTCGGGAAAGATCGGAATGATTCGAATAATATCTAAGGATATTCCTCGATTCGTCCGTCTATTTTGTAAGGGAAGTCAGCCGGTGGGACAATTCTCTTATGTCTCCATCAACAAGTCTTCCCCTATGACACCGAAAGGGTTGGTTGCTACTCATCCTATTTCTATGATTAGATCGGCTCTCAGTTTGACTGAGGGTCAGGTACGATCACTAGAAGTTCTAGCAAAAGTTAGTTCACCACATGCAAATGTGATGACTGATGGTTCTAACCGAGCACCGATTCCCTTACCAGGAATCTGTGTGATGTTAAATAGGGTGCGTTCATCAACTCCTCTTTCTTACTTAAAGGCTGATAAGCCAATAACTGGAAAGTTAGGGATAAAAGAAGAAGCAGCTGGTAAAATGAGAGTTTTTGCTATGGTAGATCCGTGGTCTCAGTTGATTCTACGACCTTTCCATATAGGATTGTTTAAGATTCTTAGACGAATCCCTATGGATGGAACATTTAATCAACTAAAGCCACTAGAGAGAGCATGGAGATTTAAATCTCTGTACTCTATGGATCTATCGTCCGCGACTGATAGACTACCTATGGATATCCAAGTACCGTTGATTCAACAAGTGTTTGATTTAACACCTGAAGAGTCAGAGGCTTGGAGATCTATACTGGTAGACCGTCCTTATTACTTGCCCAGCACGGGTACTTTTGTAAAGTACTCTGTTGGTCAACCAATGGGAGCGCTGTCGTCGTGGGCTATGTTAGCTATGACTCAT